GACTTCAAACCTATAACTTATTTTCTAGATGGAATTTTAAATGATGATTTAAATTATTATAAAAGATTTAAAAAGGAAGACTTTAATGAATTTATTCAGTTTTTTGAAATTAAAAATAAACTAGAAATTGATTCTAGAGTCTTGAAACATATCGGTTCAATTCTTTTTAAATGTTTTAACTCAAGGAATGTTCGGTGTCGAAAATATGAATATAGTTTTATTGATGATGAATTTTTAATATTGCTTTATGTCGATAGAAGTTTTGATGAGATTGACGCTATGAATTCAGAAATATTTAGTAAATGCTATGATGAGGGTTTAATTGATGAACTGAATAAACTTTCATATTTTATTATTCCTTATGAAGTGGGCGTGGATTGAAAAATGGCTACTACAGATACACTAAATTACTGTTATGAGCTGTTAGGTAATTCTACAAAATATGATGAATGTCACAAAAGGAATATTATAGGGCGTGCTTATTACCATGCTTTTTATGAAGTCCGACATCATTTAGAACAACGACTATTATGGCCAGTAACAAAGACAAAATGTGGAGCTCATGAAAAAGTCTATAGCAGACTTAGTGGGTACCCTGCGGGTTCAACGTCTGAAATGATTCAGAAAAGAGCTGCGGAAATCAAAAATCGAATACAAAAATTAAAGAGGTTTAGAACAACAGCTGACTATCATCTTCATCTAACGATTTCAAATCAATTAATAAACTATATTTTACATGAATCTAGTCAGATATCTGAAGAAATATCAAGACTTTAGTTGTTAAAGATACTTTTATACCGACCCATTATGAGGTCGGTTTTTTATTACCTGAAGGAAAGTTATGTACAAGTTAAAGCTAAATCCTCAGACCAGCGGCTATGGCGTAACACCAGGTGATGATGTGAAACGTCAGCAGATGGATGGCGGACGTGGTCGCTATTACATCGATGTAAAACGTAATAGTCATATTGTCGATGTGAACTGGAATTTAAGTAAAACCGATTTCAATAAAATGATGGCTTTCTGGCGGATCTATCAGAATAAGCCAGCTTCATTCTATGCGGATTTGGTCATAGACCAAGGAACACGTCAGCAATACCAATGCAATTTCATTCCGAACTCGTTCAAGACCAATGAAGTGAATGGCAACCTTTACCGGGTAAATGCACAGCTCGAAGTTGTTCAAAACCAGCCTAACCTTACGGCCGATATAGCTTTGATTAAGGATTGGGAGGTCTAATGGATAACGAATACGCCAAGTTCTTTTTCAATCGTAAAGTCGATGTTTATCAACTGGAATGTATTGAGCTTTCTCATCCTTCCTTTATGAACATATACCGAATAGTTCGTAATGATGATCGTGGGGTGTATGTACAACATAAGGAAGGATCCGGTCAGGTCTATTATGAATTTTTGCCAGCATCTATTCAAAGATCCGGAATGCTGGGTGATCTGGACCAGACATTAACCGTTTCTATCTCTGGTCTAGGTGATGTGATGCCAGATGAGTTTGAACGGGTAATCGAAGGGCAATATCCAGATGTAAAGCCAACCGTAAATTACCGGATTTACAGTTCAGACAATCTGAACTCTCCAATGTTTTATTTACTTGGACTGCAACTCTCCAGTGTTGCCATGAACCATAAAGCTGTGACGTTCAAAGCTGAATCTCCACGATTAAATACCGCTAAAACTGGAGATATCTTTGCACTAGACCGCTTTACTGGTCTCAAGGGGGCTATATGAAAAGTCATGATCATTTGCTTGATAGACAATATGACGAGGAAAACTACAACTGTGTTCATTTTGCTCATGAAGCTGCATTGGATCTATATGGAATAGACCGGGTGGAAGCACTTGAATTTTTTATGAAGCCTATTAAAGAAAAGGTATTTCTACCATCAAGGTTAAAACTTTTAAATCCACTGCCCATGCCCAAGGAAGGCTGCATAGTCGCCTTTCACTCGAGATACCGAAACAAGCCCCCACATGTGGGGCTTTTTCGTTTGGGGCGTATTTTGCATTTGCAGGAATCAGGCGTTTCATGGATGCCAATTCAAGTCGTTCAAGCATTTGGATTTAATCGTGTGAGTTTCTATGATTAAGATTATTTATAAACAAGACCCTTTATCCGAAGACAAAACAATTGAACACGCCGAAACTTTGGGTCAATGGCTTACTTCAAAATATGATTATATGCCTGAACATGTCCGTATTTTCCATACAACAAGTAATATGGATCATGCCGAAATTTCATTTGCGAATGAAGTCACACCGAAGAATGCATATGAATTAAAGCAGCTCGATTTCTTGCCAGGCACTTTCATTGTAATTGAGAATCCCAAGGGTATAGACCCCATAACTCTAGCTTGGATAGCGGTTGCTTCTATAGTTATGGGTGTGGCTGTTGCATTATTAATGCCTGTGCCCTCAATTACCCAAACCAACCAGAATAACAATCAATCCTCGTCTGCAAATAACGAATTATCAAACCGTGAAAATAAAACTCGCGTAAATGGTCGTATCGCAGATATTTATGGTGCCGCTCACGATACCCCTGATCTGATTACTGTGCCTTACAAGGTATATGAAAACAATGTCGAAGTAGAGCATGTTGTTGGTTGTATTGGTCGTGGTCACTATAAAATTAACGGTGCATATGATGGTGAAACCAACATTGTTGATATTGCCGGCGCATCGGTAGAAGTCTTTCGACCAGGTGTAGATATTGTTTCAGGTGAGCCATATTTTTCGCTTGGTACCGAAATTACCACGCCGCCACTAACGGTTCAGCATCAAACTTCTGTTAATGGCCAAGTTCTCCGTCCAGCAGATACACAGTCTTTAGAAGGTACGAACTACCTTCATTTTGCATATCCAAACGAGATCCTTCGGGCATCTGCAAACAATACGGATTTAACCACTAAGTTTGTAAGTAATGACCGCGTAGAAATCACCAATGCCTCATTCACGTTTAACGGCCAGACTTATGATTTAAACGGCACTTACAGCGTTCTATCGGTAGCAGATGATCGAATGACGTTATCAAATCCGGCGGCCGTTAATGCTAACTGGTTAAAGCTTAAAGAGTTAAATAACCAACAAACTGCAGCTTTGTCACCAAAGATCAGTTCAATAGGTGAAAAATGGATTGGTCCATTCATTCTGGACAATGTTGAACGTAGCCGGGTGCTGTGTAATTTTGTGGCCACAAATGGACTTTATACCGTTTCTTCAGGTGGGAATCAGGCCGCTGTTAACGTCACGATTGAAGTTGAAGTAACACCGGTAAATGAATCTGGTGCAGCGATTGGTAATCCGATGCTGAAGCAGATCATTTTGAAAGGTTCGGCAAAGTCGCGTCAAACCGTTGGCGCAACGCTGGATATGGTGACATTTCAAGGTCGCTGTAGTGTCCGTGCACGTCGTTTAACACCAACACCGGCGGTTACAACGGTAGTAGATGAAGTAAAGTGGCAGGCGCTTTATGGTGCTTATCCTTTGCAAAGCACAGTGTATGAACATGAAACGGTTTTTCGTGCGCGCACTTATGCAACCACTGGAGCTTTATCTGTTAAGTCCCGCAAGATCAATTTTGATCTTCAGCGGATGTTACCGACTTTTAAAAACGGCGCAATGACGACAGAGCTATTTCCAACATCAAGCTTTGCTGATGCATTGGTTTCAATGGCACTGGATGACAAGATAGGCCGCCGTACGATCGACGAAATAGATCTGGAAAATATCTATCGGACTTATAACGATGTAGTTGATTATTTTGGTACACCACTTGCGGCTGAGTTCTGTACTACGATTGATGATACAAACCTGTCTTTTGAAGAGCTGGTCACCAATCTTTGTGATGCCGTGTTTTGTACTGCATATCGTCAAAATAATAAGCTCAAGCTTTATTTTGAACGTCCAACTGATAACTCGGTAATGCTATTTAACTTCAGGAATATTATTCCTGATAGTTACAAGCATGATCTTACCTTTGGCGTGATGGATGACTACGATGGACTGATCTATGAATACACGGATCCGGCCGACGATAGTCGTATCAATATCTATCTACCGGATAAAGGGGCCAAGAACCCCAAAGAGGTGAAATCTGTAGGTGTGCGTAACAAGTGGCAAGCTCATTTTAATGCGTACCGGCTTTGGAACAAGCTTCGCTTCCAGCGCAAATCCATTACCTTTGATGCGGCACCTGAGTCAGAATTACTGGTTTTACGTGACCGGATCGCTGTAGCTGATTATCGCAATGGTATTCATCAAAGCGGTGAGGTGGTACAGCAAGAAGGTTTAATTCTCACCCTAAGCCATGATGTCGATTTCATTGCAGGCAAGAGTTATGTGATTTATTTGCAAATGGGGGATGGTACCGTGGACCTGATTCCCGTTACGCCGGGTTCAGCCAAGAACAAAGTAGTTTTAGGGCGTTTACCGAACGGGGCCTTAAAGCTTAGTCCCGATGACTTTGTGAATACTATCTACACCGTAGTTAATGACGATACCAAAGGCTCACTGCCTTATCTGGTTGCAAAAAGAGAACCGGCTGACCAGTTCTCTAATACCATTACTGCAATTAATTACGATGAACGTTATTACCTCAATGACAAGGACTTTATTGATGTGCCGGTTGATGATTCACCGATTTACATTCGATATGACCAGCTGGATATTAATCTGGCACGTTTATATCAGATGCAAAGAGGGGATTTGCCAACGACTGGAGAAATCAGTTTTGTAGTTGAAGCAGGTGCACTAGTTTCAAGTTCAAGTTCTTATCGACCGGAAACCAGATTTGTCTATAAATTCGACTATAACTCTAGTCCTGCAAAACGAGAGTATATCGTTCCAGCTGCATCAGAATTACCTGCTATTGATACTGGTGAGTTCCCACCTGATCTCGTGGTAAATTTGACTATTAAAGGTGCTGTTGTTGGACGTGGTGGAGATGGCGGGTTGCCACATTTGGCATTTGGTGCATGGTCTACCGATCCGGATTATAACTTTACTAAAACCCGCCGTGACGGTTTTCAGGGAGCACCCGGTTTATTAAACCGGCACAGTAAACTAAACCTGATTATTGATGGTGGAACTCTGGCTCGAGGCGGCTCAGGTGGTGGAGCAACACCAAGCGGTATTTATACAGGATTATCGTATGGAGTTCAGGGTATTCCCGGTGGAGCTGGAGCACCTTTTGGTCGGGTTATGACCGGACAACCTATTACTAACGATTCACAAGACTGGCGTTGGTACTTAAATGGTGACTTTATGGTTGTCAAAGTAACCGATGCCGAAGCTTCGGTACCCGGTAAAGGTTACCGAACCCAAAATGATCGATATGGATCTCCATTGTCTGGTGATGGTGGAGGTTGGGGCCAGCGCGGTACCAAGTCCACCAATGATGGAACATGGAACTGGCAATACCATGGCACAACTGAAGGCCAGCCGGGGCCGGGTGGACCTGCAATTGTTGGGGTGGCACCACTTACAACTCAATTGATCAATGGAGGGAAAATTCTACAAACACTTTAAATCTTAAAAGAACTTTGAGCACCCAATTCGGGTGCTTTTTTATTGCCTAAATTTTCTGGAGATATAAATGGAACCAGTTTCCACAAGCGGTTTAACAGCAATTTTAAAATTTTATGGAGCGGCAATCATGGTGACTTTAGCGGTCGCTTTAGTTGCAGCAGTAGTATTAATGACACGTATGCCACGCTCACCACAAGAGTGGGCAGTGGGCTTGATCTGTACGGTTGTATCAAGTTTGGCTGGCGGCTCATTCATTATTGTGAAGTGGGGGCTTCATGAATGGGTTACTGATGTATGGGGGATGATTGCTCTAGGTGGGTTCTTCTTTGTTTGTGGATTACCCGGTTGGGCTTTGGTCCGTTGGATTTTTAACTTCATAGATAAACAGGAAGGTAAAACGATTGTGGAAGTGATCAAAGAGTTTAAGAAAGCCAGAAAAGACATTGAAAACAGTTAATGCCGCCTTCGGGCGGTTTTTTATTACCTAAGGAAAAGTTAAATGAACATTGAACAATATCTTGACGAACTCATTAAGCGTGAAGGCGGGTATGTAAATAACCCAGCTGATCGAGGAGGGGCAACTAAGTATGGAATTACTGAAGCAGTTGCTCGAGCGAATGGATTCAAAGGTAATATGCGAGATTTACCTCTGGATGTAGCCAAAGCAATTTACCGCAAAAACTATTGGACAGCTCCACGATTTGACCAAGTAAATGCAGTTTCTTCTGCAGTAGCTGAAGAGCTTCTAGACACTGGTGTGAATTGCGGGACTGGCTTTGCAAAACCACTTTTACAACGCGCTTTGAACTTACTAAACAACCAAGGAAAAGCTGGATATGCAGATTTAGAGGTTGATGGTGTTTATGGATCTGAAACTCTTAGAGCTCTAAAAACCTATCTGGCCAAACGCGGGAAAGAAGGCGAGAAAGTCTTGGTACGAGTACTTAATATCATGCAAGGTCAGCGTTACATTGAAATCTGTGAGCGCAATCCAAGCCAAGAACAATTTTTCTATGGCTGGATTGCTAATCGAGTATCAATGTGAAGTACCTAATTTTACTGTGCATTCTACTCAAGACTGCACAGTTACTTCGACGTATAGTGAGGTAGTTGTAAAAGTTTATAGGTAAGTTATAGGATTGATTGGTAATAATCTTTAAATTTTAGGGGGGGATTGTTCAGATGTAGTGTATTCTGTAAAATAAAACTTAATTATATTTTGCTTTCAATACAATGAACGATCAAGTTTTCCAATTACAAATTGTTATAAATGGAGGTTTAACCCCCATTCAATCTAAGCCAGAAACACTTGATAAATTAGTAAAAGAATTTGCTATAAATCATTTGTTGTTTCCAAAAGAAATAACTGAACAATTAATTGAGATTAATTCTCAGGATGGTTCTCAAACAAAAAAGATAACTAAATTTATTGATTTGGTTAGTAGCAATCAAAAATGTACCTACCAAATTAGAAATGATTCACTTGTATTTTTAAATTCCTTTGAGAAAATAGAGGAATTAGAAAGTATATTTGAAAAGTTTTTTAAATCGTTTTCGGATCTGACCCCATATATAAACTATAAACAATCAAAAAGATTGGGGCTAGTTCTTATTAGGGAGGATTATAATGAGGTTACATTACGCGAGTATTGTACTTCAGAAGAATTAGATCGAAATGTTATTGAGAATAGATCGAGAAAAGTTACTCGTTTTGCTATGGCGGAACTAAATGAAATGGTAAATTTATCTGTTTCAAAAGATTATGTAACTCATGAATCAGGAGTTTCTCGAAATACTCTAGCAAGTGTTTATGATGTTAATACGTTATCTACTAAGGATGTTTTTAGATTTACAAGTAAGGATGTAGTAAAGTTTATAAATGCTTCAAAGAAATTTATTTTAGAATCAATGTAAGATTTTTTATATGAACTATTCAAATAATTTATCTAATAATACTATGTATGAAAGTGGTAATCATAAAAAGATAATCACTAAGTACGAGATTGAAACAATAAAAACGGTTTGGCAAACCGATAAGATACAGTCTTTTTTAAAAGATTACTTAAATACAGACGTAGTTAGTATTACTGACCCCACTGTTATAGAACAAAAGATAGGGGAAGAGAGCTTAAAGCAAATTAAAAGAGAATTTGATATTTTTAAGAATAAATTTGATAATTTTCTGAGATATGAAGATGTGCCAGTCGATTATGTTTCACCTATTGAAAATGAATTAATCAACTTTTATAAACATAGTAAAGTTGAAGTTCAAGAACAAATTAGCCAATGGATTATTGATTCTTTTGATAACACAAAGGTTCTTCTTAATATTTTAAAAATTTTAGGTAATATTGCTCCTGATTTTATTGATCATCAATTTTTAACTAATTTTCTTATCGTTCTTAATCATAAAGATACTGAAATCAAAGAATATGCATTAAGAATTCAAGAGAAATTAATGCTTCCATCATATAATAATGTACTGAAGCACTCTAAGTTAACTCCAAAATGGATTGATGACTATAGAAAAGAATTGGTTGAATTGTATGAAGAAGATAATAAAGGTAGTTAATTTAATATGACTATTTTTGTAAGAAAGATAAGTAAAGCAAAATGGCCTTCTGAAGAGGAAATTGCAGAAAAAGCACTGGATTCAGAAATTATACCTTTTGTCAGAGCCGATGCCTTAACTACTTGTTTAAAAACTTCTCAAAATACTTTATCTGTTTGGGCAGTTGAAAATTGTACTGATGCTGAAATAGAGAAAGCTATTCTTGCTTTGATTACCAATACGAAATTAGAAAGACTTAATCGAATTCAAATTGTTTATTTTTCAAAAGAAGATGTAGATAGTTTAGGGTTGCCGATTGCAGTAACGGAAGGAGATACAATTATTGAATCTTTGTCTAAATTACATAATGATTTAGTTGATTTAAATTATGAAAAATTGGGAAAAGTATCTCAATTGATTATTTCTTCCTTACGATCTGAAAGTGTCAGAACTTATAATGAAAGAAAATTAAAAGATATGCTTTTAAAGGCTATTAATGAAGGTATAGTTGACCAAAAATTATTACATCCTTCACTACAATCTAAATTAGGTTTGCCAGTTTTAGATCAAAATGGTAATGCACTTATTAAACAGGAAAACGGCGAATTTGTAAAAGTTTAATTTTTTATTTTATAGTTAATAATTCATCCCACTTAAAAGGATTCCTGCTAAGTTTATCTCTACTCATCGACCAGTTCCGACCAGGAACAAAACATGGTCCGACACCTAATTTTTTCTTTCCAAACTTACTATGGATACCATCCATAGCCTGCAT